GGTCCGTGACAGCAGATGCTCCACGTTCCAGGTAGCTGCGGACGTCGGTTTGCAGCGACGCAAAGGTCATTGCTTGTGGCATTACACGTTCCTCTCAAAGTGAGGGCAGTCTACCAGGCTTTTAAAGTTTCCGCCCCAACGATTCTTGGGGTATAGGCTTTCCCAGTAGGCGCCCAAGGGAGCAAGGATTGCCTTGTCCCAGATGATGTTGCCGTCCTTGAAGAAGTTCAGGTCGATTGCGCAGCGCTTCAGATGAATTGAATTCATTGTCTTGCTACGGCCTGTCTTAACGTAGATGGCTTGTTGTTCAGGTGTCCGCTGCAGTTCGCCGCCGGTCACCATAAAACCTTGTTCTGTCGCATATTGGATCAGCTTGCAAGCATCCAACAAGAATGCTGCTTGTTCTTGACTTAGGCTCATTCTTTGCCTCCCTTGCGCATCTCCATGACCTTCTCAACTGTGCGTCCGCCAAAATAAGCGGTCATCACTAACATGCCCCACTGGCCTAGCAGGTTGACGTAGGCTTCTTGTACCTGTATGCCTGCAGCACTCAAGCCGGCAAATATCAGGTAGGCCGTGAGGATGTACAGTAAGGTTCCAGGACGGATGTTCTTAGACAACCAAGAATCGGAAGCCATGTCGGCTTGCCAACGTTTTGACACATTGTCTTCTTGATTGGCTTGGGCTGCCAACAAGACTTTCAATTCTTCTTGTTCAATTCTTGCTTTTTCTATGCCAAGTTCAAGCAAGCGCTCTTCATGGTCATACTGCAGCTGGCGAAGTTTGGCCACTTCAGCATCAGTAGGATTGTCGCTGATCTTCACGCCAAGCGCGTTCTCAACAACTTCTTTGCCTTTTGCTTGGATTGCAGATGACAAAAGGCCCAGACCATTTTGAGCCAGCGTACCTAATAGGGATGCAACTATTGGAATCATGTCAATCCTTTCCGGTTAAAGTCTTGATGTGCTTAGACACAGGCACTTTTTCTTCTAAGATGGCAATGTGCATCCTGTTTTCTGCAATTTGGTCGCGGTTGCGTTGGATCTCTTTTTCAAGGTCTTGACGCAGTTTTTCACGGGCTAGTTCAGCCCCTGTATTTGAGGCTTGTTTGTTGTCCGAAGTGACAACAAGCGAAATTTTGCTGTTGAGGATGGTGACCTCATGCGCCAAGTTTGACAAGGCACTCATCAAGTAGACAACGCAGGAAAATAATAGAGGGAGAAGAGCAAAGGTAATCTTCTCGATCAACTGGCCCTTAGTCTCCATTGCATGAATCTTTTCTTCACTCATCCCTTAACTCCTTGAAGCCAGTGAGTGATGTATCCGGTGACGGAAGAGACCGCAGACACGATCATCATGCCGGCCCAAAAGCCGCCACGTCCCTTGTTTGCAAGGGCTAAAAGTTCCTCCATTCCTGCTTCAAGTTTGTCAACCTTCTTGTCAAGGTCTTGAACTTTCTGCAAGAGTGAACCGTACTCCACTAAATCGATGTCTGCGCTCATACTCATTCCGCTGCTGGTATCTCAGGCTTTGGCTCTACTTGCGCGTCTGCCTGCTGCTTGATTTTCATGACCAACGGGAAAGCGCCGGTCTTAGTGGGCAAATCGCCCATGACCTGCAAAATCGCGTTGACTTCGTCAACTGTCAGTTTTAATGTCAGTTCCATTTTTTTCTCCAAAAGTTGCCATCAAAATGGGGTGATGGCTTCCCCTAAAACATTATGCTGCAGCTGATTGCAGTGGGCTCAAGTCTTCTGTCGTCCAAAAGTCTTTTGCAAGCATAATTTTCAGATGCTCTTTGTTGCGTGACACGGTGTCAGCCCAGTCAGCATCTTCCATGCCTTCAGGTTGACCTGCGTTGATGAGGTTTACCGAGTCCATTGCGGCACTGTAATGCTTTGCAATTTCTTCAGCGGTAGGGGTTTGTGTTGCAAATTCAGTCATTTCAATTTCCTTTCAAGGGTTAAAGTGCGGCGATGACAAACGCCAAAAGCTGGTCGTAACGAACGCCAAGACGAGTTTTTGCAACCGCCCCAGCAGATTGAGATGTGTAAGGAACGCCATCATCGCTAATGCCTTGCCCATCTACCTCATACCAAGTATCAGAACACCACAAAGCATAACGAGAGGCGTCAAGTCCATGTTTAGCAAATGCGCCTTGCACATCTTGAGCAATCACGCCAACATGGATACGAGCGTCGTCACCTTTTTCGGCAACAGCATTCTTCCAGCGGAAAGTCTTAAACAGCGACTTGATTTCTTGTGCAACCAACAACTCAGCCGAAGACAAGTCTTGAATGTCTTGCTTCTGTTCGCGGTCGGAAGTGTTAATGGTTCCTGTTGCGGCGTATATGACTGACCAGCGATAGCCACTATTCCCCCATGATTCAGTGTTGTCTGAGACATTGCCTGTTTCATTCACTGGAATACCACAATTTGTAGAGAAGTGGATACCAGAGCCATTTCCACCAGACCTGTAAACAGAGGGGGTTGTCCCGCCGCCAACAACAAATTCAGCAGACGGTATTTCAATCCGAGCAGACAATTGCCAAACACCAGAAGCATTACAAAAGGCTCGGTAATTACCATCTCCATCCGACAGCACGATGTGGTTGCTTGCTGTGCGAATGTCTAGGCCACCTTGGTTGCCGTTGTATGAGCCAAGGATGGTGTTCTTCTGACCCGTTGTCATTTCAGAACCTGCGCCTTGACCTATGTAGGTACAGGCAGAGTTGACAATGCCGGGGTTGTGATTAAAACCAGCGGATTGACCAACAAAGGTGTTTAGACCAGAGGCTTGGTTTGCATATCCAGCCTGAACACCAACGAAGACGTTAGCCCCACCTGAAGTCGTTGAAGTTCCAGCCTGATAGCCCAAAGCCGTATTGTTTGAAGCGGCTGTGTTTTGAGCAAGGGCGTAGCGACCAATTCCAACGTTGTTAGTACCAGTCGTGTTTGTTGTTAAAGCATTATTTCCAAAGGCGGCGTTACTTCCACCAGTGGTGGTGTTGTACAGCGCACCCTCACCAACCGCTGTGTTAGCAACGGCTGTGGTGTTTTTGTATAAGGCGGCGTAACCAAGGGCTGTATTGTACCCGCCCGTAGTGTTGGTAGACAACGCGCCAGCACCCACAGCAGTGTTATATGCTCCTGTTGTGTTGTTTTGCATAGTGCCGTATATGCCTGTAAGCGCATTGTAATATCCACCAACAGCCACGTTCATTGCACCAGTTGTGTTTGAATACAAGGCCAAATCACCAACTGCTACGTTACCACCGCCAGTTGTGTTTGAAAACATGGAAATCAAACCAACAGAGACGTTATATATGCCTGTAGTGTTTGCTCGAAGCGCCTGATAGCCTACGGCAGTCACGCCTCCAACGGTGTTGCTGTATGCCGCCTGATAGCCTACGGCAGTGTTGTTTGAGGCTGTGGTGTTATTAAATAACGCCTCTCTACCCAATCCAACGCTGTTAGAGCCTGTGGTGTTATACACAAGTGCGTCATGCCCCAAGGCCGTATTTTCGTTGCCTGTGCTGTTGTTACGCATTGCGTTGTAGCCAACGGCAGTATTGCTACCCGTATGACTTGTTGTATAAAGAGCGCCAGAACCAATTGCTGTAAGTGAGCCTGTACTAGTAAAACTGTATGCGGCTTGATAACCTACGGCTGTGTTGTTGCCAGATGTGGTGCTGGAGCCAAGCGCACTAATACCAACGGCTGTGTTGTAACTACCAGTCGTATTGGATTGCATTGTGGAAACTGTTACGCCCCATTGCGCCCCACCAACAGCCACGTTTTGTGTACCTGTTGTAGTGCCAACCAAAACACCAGCGCCAACAGCAGTGTTGTTAGATGCAGTTGCTTGGTTAAGCGCATTTTTACCGACCGCTGTATTTGATATTCCAGTTGAATTTTGATACAGAGCCGCGTCACCAATAGCAGTGTTGTTGTAGCCTGTTGTATTTGCATATGCGGATGTATAACCTACTGCAACATTGTTTGATGCCGAGGTATTGGATTGGAGTGCATTGTCTCCAACGGCGGTATTATATGACCCAGTAGTTGTCGCTTGGCCTGCCTGACTACCAATGAACGTGTTGTACGGGCCAGTTGTATTTGACAAACCAGCGTTGCTACCAACGTAAGTGCAGGAGCCAATTGTGTTTGCATAACCAGCCCTATATCCAATAGCCGTAAGTGCGCTGTTTGTCTGGTGGCTGTAAGCCGCTTGATAACCAAAGGCAGAGTTACCTCCACCGCTTGTATTTGCCTGCAAAGCACTAGCACCCACCGCAGTATTGGTAGACACAGCACCTGCACCACGACCGACTGTGATGCCATAAACAGTCAGGTCAGTACCGCTGTACAGCAAGTTGGCAGAAGAAGTTTCCAAACCGCCCGTGGTGGTGTACACAACTCGACCAGAGGTGAGGCCAGAGTTTGTGATTGCTGGGGTAATTAAAGATGTGCCCAAATACAAAGTACGAGGACGAGTCGCGCCAGATGCGCCGATGTCGTAGGTGTTGTCTGTGAAAATCAGGTTGCTGGTGATAGTGCTGTTGATTGTCAGTGTGTCAGCTGAAGAATCGCCAACGGTCACGTTGCCGTTTAAGTTGACGCCACCTGCAAGCGTCAATGTGCCGCCAACCGTCAAGTTGCGAGATAGGTACATGTCACGAGGACGAGTGGCTCCTGAGGCTCCAATGTCATACGTGGCATCCGGGCTAAACAGCAAGTTAGTTGTCAAGGCACTTGGGTTTGTACCAAGCTCAACAACCGTGCCGCCACTGTCTTTTGTGTAAAGGCGCTTGGTGGCAGTGTTGACTGCAATTTCAGCACCGCCAGCTGCGTTGGTCAGGTCACCGGGCGCAGGAGCTCCTGCAGTGTCCTTTTTCTTAATCAGGATAGTGGTCATGCGTAAGTTCCTCCAGGGATTGTGTCAGTCCAGGTGGGCGAACCGGTACCCCCTGAGATTAAAAAGTAGCCAGATGTTCCAGCTGCGGAGTAGGCGTGAGCGGTTCCTGTTCCATAACCTACTCCACCTGAAGTTGGCGTATCTGTGCTATTTGTGCCACCGTTTGCAATTGGCAGGGTTCCGCTCACGTGAGTTGTTAGGCCGATCTTTCCGTAGGAAGGAGCAGCTCCAACACCTCCAGAGATTAAGGCGTTGCCGGTTGCTACGTCGGCCAGTTTGCTTACAGTCGTTGTGCCTGAAGCATACAGCAAGTCGCCGATGGTATACGAACTTTGGCCTGTTCCTCCGTAGGCGGCTGCGACAGCTGTAGCATTCCATGTTCCTGCAGTCAACGTTCCCACGCCAGTGATGCCTGTATAGGAGCCACTGATGTAGGCAGATCCTACGGTTCCGGACGTGATCTGGTTGCCGTTGATAGCAATTGCTGTTGAGGCAGCTAAAGTTAATTGGCCTTGGGCGTTAACCGTAAAAGTTCCAACAGATGAAGCAGATCCATAGGATCCTGCTGTAACAGCTGTATTGGTAATGCTAAAAGTTGTTCCTGTCAGCGTTAAGCCGGTCCCTGCTGAATAAACTGGCGCTGAAGAGACTTGAACAAACGTGATGTCAGTCGTTCCAAAGACGATCACGCCTTGGTTTGAGCACACGTATGTCTCGCCAGCACCAGTTGCCCCGGCCTGTACAAAGAACGCATCGCCACCACCCAAACCAGTTGAACTGATCGGGCTGTATGTGTCTGCATCGGTTGCACGGGTCAATACCCAGTTTGTGGAGGCTGTTCCCACCACAGTGACTGTGTACACTCCGTTTTGAACGGCATTGGTCTGGTTGTAGATCAAGACGCGTTTGCCAACCGTCATCAAGATGCCGTCAATTGTCAAAGCAGCTTGAGTGCCTGCATTCGTTAGCGTGGCGCCAACTCCAACGCCTGCGCCCCCTGGTTGGTTGTAAGTGGCATTTAAGTTTCCAGCAGTATCTGGAGATTCAACATATACGGGCGAATGATAGTGAACTGACGTTACAGCAATTGTGTCGACGTACTGCTTGGTGGCTAGCTGCAAAGCAGATGTTGGATCTTGCGTGACGGCCACGGAAGTCAATCCGCCAAGCGTCAACGAAGAAGCTCCAAGGCTGATAGCAGTTGTTCCAACAGTGACCGAGCTATTCGTCAATGCCGAGTTTGGAATGTTGGTCAGCGTGTTTGTTGAACCGCTGATGGACTTGTTTGTGAATGTTTGCGTGCCTGACAGCGTTGCAACAGTAGAGTCAATTGCAATTGTCACCACCGATGAGCCGTTGTAACTGGTGCCAGACAAACCGGTTCCAATGGTCAAGGCAAACAAGTTTGATCCCAAGGAAACCCCTGAGATCGTGTTGTTAGATAATGCCGCGTTTGGAATATTGCTGAAAGTGTTCAGCGCGCCGCTCATTGTCTTGCCGGTCAGCGTGCCAGGAATGTCGTCGTTGACAAGTAAGCGGAAAGCAGTCGTGGCAGCGGCTCCAGATGTCGGACCGGCGTATACGTAGTTGGCTGGCTGAGCAGACACAACTAAAGCAGAGCCCCAAGAAGGTGCTGATGCTCCACCTGAGACCAAGACTTGGCCGTTTGCTCCTTGGACTGTCTGCAAGAAACCGCTGCTGCCGTCAGTGTACCAAACAGCTCCTGAAGTCAGGCTATTGATCTGCTTTCCTGTACCACCATTTGTTAGTGGCAGCAGGCCGGTATATTCTGTCAAGTTGGCAAAATTAAGGGCCGGGTGAACGTGGTCACCTTGAGCAGCATTGTTTTGGGTGCCAACAGCGGCAGTCCCCAAGGCAGTTGGCGTAGTTGTTGAAAAGACCATCGATATGGTCCGATTGGCCTGCAAGTTACCGCCTCCGGTCAAACCGGTTCCTGCAATGATCTGGCGGGTATCAGGAACATATCCAGAGATGACTAGGGCTGTCGTAGAGACACTCGTGACCAAGCCCTTAGCATCTACTGTGACTACAGGAATCAATGAGCCAGAACCATACGATCCTGCCGTAACGCCGTTGTCGGCAAGCTTGCTGTTAGTCACGCCGCCTGTTGCGATGCTCAGGGTGCGGTTTTGGGAAAGATCGCCGCCGCCTTGAAGTCCGCCACCTGTGTTAATCTCGCGGGATGCCGGTACGGAGACCGTCGATTGCAGATCCAGGAAAGGAATCTGGTAGGTGACGCCCTGAATAACGCAGATCATTGTCGCCGACGAAGTCGGATACGGAGCGACAGGCAGCTGCGTTATCGAGGTAGGTACAAGGTTTGATGGTGCGCTCATGGTATCATGTACTCGTCATTTTGGCCGAGAATGAAGCTGTTGTCATCTTCAGTAACGATACCCGCTGGGCTGGTACTGAGTGGCAAATCAGGCCTCACAAATGGCAAGGTGATAGTGTCAGGCTGACGAGGAGGCAAGCGGTAAGGATCTAGTTGATCTAAGTCTTCGCGGCATACCCTCAGCCCGGGTGAGTTTGGATCGGAGAACAGCTCATCGAGGCTCATCTTGCGGCTGCAACGGGCGCACAGGCCAATGCCTAATGTGCTGCGTCCGCGAGTATCAAGCCAGATGCTCATCGTGTGTACACCGCAATGTTTGGAGTCAAGTAGATTGGAGAATCGTCGCGCTCTTCGTTTTCTGCCTCAAGCAGCGAACGTTGAGCCTTCTGATCCAAGATAGCAATCATCTGAGGATCCACGCTTGGAGTCTCTTCAGCCAATCTTGAAGCAAGCACATAGACGATGGCGTCATACCAACGCTGCGGAATCTCAATCTCTTGGGTCATCGTGCCGACGTCCATGATGTAGCGCTTGACCCACACAACCACTTGGGCAGTGACAAACTGCGCTGATGGAACCGGCCACAAGTACAGTACAGGAGCATTAAGCAAACGATCAACCCAGAACTGCAGCGGACGGCCTTCAAATGCCTTATTTGGCAAGTTGACGTAATCGTCGCGGTTCAAGCGGGCCATAGGGATCTCGTTTGGCGTGTTT